GCCATGGAACCTGAACCAGAGCCGGAGGCCGCGCCCGAACCCGCCGGCAACTGGTATCCGGGCGGAAGCCCCATGCAGGAGATCGGCGACGAGCCTATCGGCCCCGCACCCATTGCCGCACCGGCGCCCGCACCCGCACCAGTTGCCTCACCGGCGCCCGTGTCGAGTGGCCCCGCAACCCCCTGCGTGATGCTCATCGACTCCGCCACGACCGACCAGATGCAGGCCATCGGGCGCTTCTGCGGGAGCATCGGCGTGAGCGGCGTGTTCAAGCGCGGCACCCTGCAGCAGGTCTACGAGCGCACGATCCGTTAGGAGCATCGAATGGCAGACGACAAGCACATGACAATCGACCAGGCGGTGGCGCAGGTTCAGCGCTCCGTGGTCGTGCCGAAGGCGCGGTACAACGCGCACGGCAACTACTACTACCGCTCGATGGAGGACATCGTTGCCGCGCTCAAGGAGCCTTGCCGTGACGCGGGCGTGTTCTTCACCCTCAACGACTCCATCGAGCAGGTGGGCGACCGCTTCTACGTGAAGGCCACCTGCCTCGTGAAGTTCGAGGACGGCACGCCCGGCGAGATCGTCATTTGCGCCTACGCCCGCGAGCCGCTCGCCCAGAAGGGCATGAGCGAGACGCAGCTCACCGGATCGGCGTCGAGCTACGCGCGCAAGTACGCGCTCTGCGGCATGTTCGACATCGACGGCACGAGCGACCCGGACTCCCTGAACGGCGTGGAAAAGCCCGAGAAGGAGCCGCCCGTGCAAGGGCCGTTCGACGCCAAGTGCAAGGCCTGCGGCACCGCCTACCGCTTCAACAGCCGCGAGCAGTACGAGCAGTTCATCCAGAACCCCGGTTGCTGCGCGACCCCGACGTGGACGGTCTTGTAGGCCATGCAAGACATGTACGGAGAGCGCGAGCAGCTTTTCGACCAGCTCATGCAGGAGCTTGAGGCCCTTCGCAGGACTGGCCAGCAGTACGCCGAGAACGAGGCCGAGTACCGCAAGGCGCTGCGCATAGCCATCTTGGAGGAGCGTTCCAAGGGCACGCCGGTCACCGTGATAAGCGACCTGTGCCGGGGACGCCCCGACATAGCCGAGAAGAAGCAGCTGCGCGACTGCGCCGAAGCGCTCTACAAGGCCTCAAGCGAGGCAATCATGGCAATCAAGTTGAGGATCAAGACCGTTGACGCCGACATCCAGAGGACGTGGACGAGCGGCGGCACCGGAGAAGGGAGCTTTTTGTGAGCATCAACCGAGTGAACATTACGGGCAACCTGACGCGAGACCCCGAGCTTCGCAGCACGGCGGGCGGCATGGCCGTCCTCGGTTTCGGCGTGGCGGTGAACGACCGCCGCAAGAACCAGCAGACGGGCCAGTGGGAGGACTACCCGAACTTCGTGGACTGCACGATGTTCGGCAACCGCGCCGAGGCCCTGAGCCGCATCCTGCGAAAGGGCATGAAAGTCGCCATCGAGGGCAAGCTGCGCTACAGCTCATGGGAAGACAAGAACGGCGGCGGCAGGCGCTCGAAAATCGAGATCATCCCCGACGAGGTGGAGCTGCTGAGCCAGAACGCCAACGCCCAGCAGCCGCAGCAGTACGCGCCGCAGGGCTACCAGCCGCAGGCCTATGCGCCCCAGCAGGCACCGCAGCAGGCCTACCAGCCACAGCCCGCCCCGCAGCAAGTGCCCCAGCAGTGGAACGCCCAGCAGGCGTACCAGAACCCGCCCGCAGCCCCGCAGCCGCGCCAGCAGGCACCAGCGCCCGCGCCGCAGGCCTACGCGCCCCAGCAGGCACCGCAGGCCCCGCAGCAAGCGCCCCAGCAGCCCGTGCAGCAGTCGATGGACGTGTACGACGAGGACATCCCCTTTTAGGGGTGACGGCGGCGTGCAAGTCCTGGACTCGCTCATAGACGGGCCGCTGAGGCTTCGCAACCGCAGGGAGGGCGACGAGCTTATCGGCATGATCGTCCGCTACCTGCGCACGGGCGAGGAGCCAGAGCCGCGCACGGACACCCAGGAAGCCGTGCTGACGGCGATACGGCCCGTCATGGAAACCTCCCGCTCGCGCATCGTGGCGGGAGGCAACGGCAAATCATCAAGCAGCGATGCAAGCAAGGCCGAAAGCAAACGGCCAAGCGAAACGGGAAGCAAACCCGCAAGCAAAAGCGGAAGCAAAACGCCAAGCAAATCATCAAGCAGCGATGCAAGCAAGGCCGAAAGCAAACGGCCAAGCGAAGAGGAAGAGGAAGTAGGAAGAGGAATTAAGGAAGAGGGAAAAGCGAGTGCGGCGCGTTTCCGCGCCCCCTCTCCCGAGGAAGTTGCCGAATACGCCAGAGCCTATGCGGCGTCGAAGGGCATCGACCTCGCCTCGACCGACTTCGACCCCGAGCGGTTCGTCGACTTCTACGCCCAGAAGGGCTGGATGGTCGGCAAGTCGCGGATGAAGGACTGGAAGGCCTCGGTGCGCAACTGGGTGCGCACCTCGAAGCCGATACGCGAGACGAAGCAGGAGGTGAGCGAAGGTGACGACTTTTCCCAGTACGACTGAGTGCCCGCATTGCGGGGCCGTGCTCAACGCGCGGTACGCCCAGCTGGACCTCAAGCGCCTGTTCTGCGGCTACGAGTCGTGCGGCTGCGAAGGGGCCGTCGCCGAGCGCGCTGCCATAGCGGCGCAAGAGCAGGCCGAGGCCGAGAAGGCCGTCGCCGAGAAGCGCAGGCGCTCGCTTGTGCGCTGCGGCGTGCCCGAGCGCTACCTGGGGCTTGACCACCCCATGGCCGACGAGCTTGCGCTTGCCATGGAGGGCGGCCAATGGCTCTACCTGTGGGGCGACGTCGGCACCCGCAAGACGACCTGCGCCGCAGCCGTGGCCATGCGCCTGCACGACCGGGGCAAGTCGCCGCTCATGGTGCCGATGTACCGCGTGCTCGACGAGATTCAGCGCAGCTTCCACGACGGCGGTGACCCCTTGAAGCGCTATGCCGAGGCGGGCTACCTGCTCATCGACGACCTGGGCAAGCGCAGGCCCACGGGCTTCGTGCTCGACAGCCTGTTCCAGCTCATCGACCAGCGCTACTCGGCGATGCGCCCCACGCTGGTCACCACGCAGTACAGGCCCAGTGACCTCGTGCGCAGGCTCGCCGAGCAGGGCGACGCCGACACGGCCAAGGCCATCGTGTCGCGGCTGCGCCACGGGGCAAGGGTGGTCGAGTTCGACGGCCCGGACGGGAGGCTCGCATGATCCTGCAAGCAAGCCAGCTGCGCGGCTGGCCGAAGGAGCGCGCCGAGCTTTACGGAAAGCCACACCTCGGGGCGCGCTACACGGGCAAGCGCAGCTACGAGCTTCTGCAAGACCGCTGCTGCGTCTGCGGCAGGCGCGCGCAGAGCTGCCACCACGTGGCGCACCGAAGCTGGGGGCTTGAGTTCGAGCTTGTCACGCCGAACGGCACGTGGAGCCTGCGAAGCCCGCTGTTCGCCCTGTGCGGCAGCGGCACGACCGGGTGCCACAACCAGTTCCACGGCGGCGCGGGCCTCAGGGCCGAGTGGCGCTGGCGCTCCAAGGTGTACGAGGAGGCCTGGTGGACGGGCCAACTGCTGGAAGTCTACGAGCCGCACCATCCGGGGCTGTACGAGTACGGCTACTGGGCGATAACCGACGAACACGGAAACGAAATGATCCGAGAAGGGAAATGACCATGGAGATCAAGACTTGCGAGCAGTACGTGCTCGCACAGCTGTTCGACCAGCAGAACGAGAACGACATGCTCAACCGCGAGCTGAGGCGCCGAGGCGAGCGCATCGACGAGCTGACCGGGTAGATGAAGACCATCGAGGCGGTGCACGACTCGCCGATGCAGGAGGCCATCCGCAAGGCCGGGCGCGATGCGCTCATGAGCCACTGCACGGGATACGCGTGCGAGGTGGCCGACGGCGAGACGTTCGAGGACTGGTGCCTTGAGAATGTGCGCAAGTACTACCTGCCCGAGGGCATCAGCGTGCTTGCGTTCATCAAGGAGTTCGAGCCTGAGCTTCGTGCGAAGTACGACAAGCAGGCTGCCGAGGCGCGCGAATGATACGCGTCTACGAGCGCTCGCTCTGCCAGAGCTACGCAAGCGCATACCGGCAGGGCATCGAAATCGCCACCACGGGCACCGAGGAAGAGGCGCTTTCCATCGTCGAGGCCCTGACCGACGACAGCTACCAGTGCTTCGCACTGCTGGAAGACGGAACCGTGCTCGACCTGCGGGGCCGGTTCCCCGGTTGCGTGGAGTTGGGCTGTGAGGAGGAACGCGATGGCAACCGAGATTGAGCCGCTGATTATGCCGTTCGACCCGCTTTGGGTCACCACCAGCAAGCGAGAGTACCGCGAGGCCGTGCGCAGGATGGGCGAAGAGCCGGGAGACGCCAAGGGCAAGGACGGCCTCACCAGCTGCATCCCGGGCAAGGGGTGCGTGATCTGGATCAGCCACAAGGTGAAGGCCCCGGACCTGTACGCGCTCGCCGCCCACGAGGCGACACATGCGGCGTGCGACATGCTTGCCAGCATTGGGGAGGACACGCCCGCCGCCGAGGAGCTGGCCTACATGGTGCAGTCCATCACGGCGGG